CAGCTCGTTGCTGCTGAAATCGACCGACAGTCACGCGAGATTGGACAAGCATTTCTGTTAAACTCAGCTGCCGTCCGCGACAGCGAGCGCACCACCGCATCCGAAATAAAAATGCAGCAGGAAGAGCTCGAAGGGACACTCGGCGGCGTCTTCTCCCAGCTGAACATGTCGATGCAGCAATACAGATTGAAGCGTCTGATCATGCAGATGAAACAAAAAGAACAGCTGCCGAATTGGCCAGATGGCATCATTGAGCCTGTCGTTCTCACAGGTCTCGAAGCACTTGGCCGGGAAGCGGATGTCACAAGAGTTCAAGCTGCACTCCAGTTCCTACAAGGGATGCCTCCCGAAGTCTTGGGTTACGTGAAGTTCGACGCGCTGCTTGGAAAAGCCTTCTACGGCCTAAACCTTCCAGATGCAGTCCGGTCGGAACAAGAGATGCAGGAGATGCAGCAGCAACAAATGCAACAACAAGCTGGCGGTCAAGCGATGGCCGCTGGTGGTGAAGAGATGGCGCGAGCAGCCGCACAGCAAGTAATGCAGCAACAACAACAAGGAGACCCAAATGTCTGAAGTAGACGAAAAGCAAGCTGAACCTGTACCGGGGAGCGATGAGTATAACCAAGCGATGGTTGATAAGTTTCAATCAGATGATGCAAGTGAAACTGAAGAGTTACCCCTAGTCGCAGAAATGCCAGAGGGCGGGAAAGAGAAATTTTTTGACGCTGAAACTGGCGTATACAACTGGGAAGCTCACGCAAAGGAAGCTGAGTTTAACTTCTCGGGACGGCCTAAAAGTAAGGCTGAAGACGAGGAGATCAAGAAGTTACAAATCGAACAACCTGAGACAACAGAAGAAGATGAAGCAGCTATGTCTGTCATCGATCAAGCTGGACTCTCAAGTGACGACTTACTCATGAAAATCCGCGACACTGGTGATCTCACCGAGGAAGACTACACGGCCCTTAAAAAGGTTGGCCTACCTGAAGGAATCGTCAAAGACTACGTGGAGAACGTAAAGTTTCGGCTCGATACAGAACGCGCTTCAGCATTCGACTATGCTGGTGGCGAAGAGACATTCCAACAGATGTCTGAGTGGGCTGTGTCTAACATGAATGATGCTGAGATCGCAGGGATCAACAAGCTACTCGATAGCGCAGACTGGCGTCTCGGTGTAGATGCTCTGAAAGCCCGGATGGGTCCTCAACCTGTCCAGTCTAAAGAGCCTACTCGTCTCAGCGGTGACGTTGTGACCGGATCACAGTCTGGCTACCGCTCAAAATCCGAAATGAAAAAAGACATGGCGACAGCGGAATACCGCAGTGATCCAGCGTTTAGACAGCGGGTGATGCAGAAGATGCAGACCGCAACTTGGGACCTCGACGCTCAATAAGTTTCCCCCGCCGCGCCCTCCCTCGCGGCACACCTAAAGGCGACTGACCGTTTTACTCCTTTCCGGTCGGTCGCCTTTTTTTTCGGAACGGCTTCTGCCCAAAAAAACAAACTGTGACCCCGATACGTCGGACAATCCGTGTGCGTAAAGTAGGCACTAACCCTTTTCAAAACCTTTTCTAGGAGAACTTTTATGGCTACTGGTGACGCTTCCAGTCCAGTCCGTTTTGGTAAAGGTGCCTCTTCCCCCGTCGATAACCGAGACCTATATCTCTCGATTTTTGGTGGCGAAGTACTCACGGCATTTGATTCCGCAACGGTTACCCTCGACAAACACTTTGTAAAACCGCTCAGCGGTGGCGCGAAGTCCTTTAGATTTCCAAAGACTTGGAAAGCCTCGGCAGAATTTCATACGCCGGGAACCGAGCTCCTTGGAAACGACCTATCGACCAGCGAACAGATCATCACGGTCGATGACATTCTTGTCTCACATTACGCAATCGCCGACTTGGATCGCATCTTGTCACACTTTGACATGCGCTCCGTCATCTCAGCAGAGATGGGCCGCGCTTTGGCAAAAGTGTTCGATCAGAACGTCTTCCGTCAATTGATCCTTGCTGCAAACCAAGCAGCTGCTTCTCCGTTCCCCGGCGGCTCTGTCGTCACCGATACAGGCCTTGCGGCTTCAGGCGGTGTCTACTCAGGTGTCGATTACATCGAAGCAATCCGAACAGCAAACATTGCGCTGTTCAACAAGGATGTGCCAGACGATATGCCTCGCTACGCAGCCGTGTCCGTCGAAGTGTTTGATGCAATCAAGTATGCAAAAGACGCAACGAACAACTACCTCGTACTGAACCGTGACTTTGGTCACAGTGGTGCTGGTGGTATCGACAACCGTGCTGAGTCCATGCAGATCGATGGTGTGACAATCTTAAAGTCACGCAACATTCCAACTGCGGACGATTCCGCAAACGCGGCAGTCTACACGAAGTATCGTGCCGACTTCCAGAACACAGCGGTCGTCATGTGGTGCCCACAAGCAATTGCTACGGTCAAGCTTATGGACATCAGCCTAGAAACTGAGCGGGACGTTCGCCGACTTGAAGATTTCATGGTCAGCAAAATGTTTGTTGGACATGGTGTTCTTCGCCCAGAAATGGCTTACGTGCTGAAATCAGCATAAGTCTGTTACCTAAAGCAGAGGGTCGCTCTTCGGAGTTGCCCTCTGTTTTTTCATTTTTAAAGAGGACAAGAAATGGGACTTTCTAAGCTCCAAGCAGTGAACATCGTCCTCGATGCAATCGGTGAGACGCCTGTCTCCTCGCTAACGTCGGGACTGCCTGACGCTGAAGCAGCGGAAGCTAAAATCGATGAGCTTTCAAAATCGGTTCAGGCAAAAGGTTGGCATCAAAACTCTGACTTTAAAATGAAGATGACCCCTGATATCAACGGGAATATTCTCGTTCCCGACAGTTATCTTCGAATAGACACGACTGATACAAGTCGAAACATTAACGTCTCCGTCCGACGTAACGGCAGTAACAACATGCTGTACAACGTGAAGGACCAGAAGTTTACATTCACATCTTTTGTCTGGTGCGACATCGTGCATCACCTAGACTTTTCAGACCTCTCGGTCGAACTCTCCACATACATCGCCTACCGCGCAGCGCGTCGTTTCCAAGAAGCACAAATGGCTTCTGTCGCTCTCGATAACTTTACGATGCGAGCTGAGATGGAAGCGTATGCTGCGCTCATGGACGCAGAGACTGAGAACGAAGACTCAAACATTTTGACGGATTCAGCGCATTGTTACTATGCGACATCACGCGCTCACCGTCTGTTTGGCTATTAAAACGTGGGGACACTTTTAGAACAGTCCGTCAAAACGCTATATCAAGGCGTCAGCAGACAACCAGATACTGTACGTCTGCCCGGTCAAGTACAGTCCTCCACAAACGTGATGATGTCTGTGGTTACCGGTGGCTTCGAAAGTCGTCCCGGTACGCGCCACATAGCGCAACTGACCGATAGTACTGCTGGTGTGCAAGCAGCTCTCCAAAGCACATACTCCCCTTTTTTCTACAGCTACGCCCGTGACGCAGCCGAGAAGTATCTCATCTCAATTGTCCACGACGCTGCTACATCTTCAAGCTCACTTCTTGTCTACGACTTTGCAGGTAACCAGAAGACCGTTACGTTTCCTGACGGCACAGCGTATCTGCAACAAGAAACTCCCTCAGATAATTTCTCAGCTGTTACGATTGCGGACACCACGATCATTGCGAACAACGGAAAGACGGTCGCGATGTCCTCGTCAACGTATGCTGAAAGCCCATTCTTAGCGCTTATTAATTGCAAGACGACGAACACAAAGACTGACTATGCCATTAAGATTAACGGCTCAGACGTGTGGACCTACGCGCTCGACCCAGCACTCAGTGCAACTGAAGTAGCTGACGACATAGTAAGTAACATCACGTTGCCGTCTGGCTTTTCGATTACAAGAAACGACCTGACGCTGACCATTAGCAATGCGTCTGATTTTACAATCGAGCACACTGGAACAGATGATACTTACGGTCCCATCACGATGAGACAGAGTGTCTCCAAACGCGCTCACCTTCCACAGCTTGCACCAGACAACTACTACATCCGTGTCGGTGCTACTTTAGACGGCAACGAGCTGGGCTACTGGGCGAAGTTCTCAGCGACTGACGGCGGCTGGATCGAGTCGCCTGACCCAACAGCTGACAATGCGTTTGACCCTGCGACTATGCCGCACTGGCTCGTTAGACAAGCAGACGGCACTTTTATATTTAAGCAAGGAACATATGACAGCCGACTAGCTGGCGATGTGGACACATCACCTAATCCTGACTTCGTAGGGTCTCAAGTTCAAAGCGTCGTCTTCCACAGAAATCGTTTAGGACTAATTGCTGGCGAGACGGTCTACTTCTCGCAAAGCGGAAAGTACTTCACCTTCTGGCCTGACTTCTCAACGCAATCGCTGGACTCTGACGCCTTTGGGCTGACAGCGAGTGGCTCAGAGGTTAACTTGCTGAAACACGCACACCCATTCCGCAAAGCTCTCTTCATGACGAGCGATAAGAACCAATTTGAAGTCTCTGGCGCTGACGTTCTGACGCCCTCAAAAGCAACTGTCGATATGACAACTGCCTACCTAACAGAAACTGGCTGTGCGCCTGTATCGATGGGGTCTCGTCTGTTCTTCGCTGCAAAAAGCGGCAAGGACGCTGTTGTCTATGAGTATGAATACGACGACAACACGCTGTCGAACCGAGCAGCCGACATCACACTTCATGCACTAGGTTATCTTCCAGCACCTATCGTCAGAATGACAGCTGATCCTGTGAACGACACGCTGTTCGTTTTGAGTGACAGTTCGTCAGCTGATCGTTCTAAAATGTATATCTATCGTATGTACATCGATGGTGATCAGAAAGCACAGAGCGCATGGCACGACTGGGACTTTGCGATACCTGGGGTTTCGTCTAACTACATTCACCACATGTCTGTGGTCGAAGGCGATCTGTATCTCATTATCCAACGCGACACCGAAGTGTTCCTCGAAAAGATTCCACTGCGTTACCAGCTCGTAGACAGTAAGCATCCATATCAAGTGTGTCTCGACAGACAGCAAAACTTAACCGGCAGCTACACAGCTGGAACCAATACGACCTTATGGACCTCCACGTTGCCACACGTCGATATCACAAAGGCCGTACTGTCCACAGACTTTGCAGTTGGCACTCAAGGAGAAGTTCCAACGCTCACATACGACGGCGGTGGAAACAACTTGTCTGCATTAGGTGACTATAGTGCTGGCGCTGCGATCATTGGTGTTCCGTTCGATCAAGAAGTCCAGCTTTCAAAGT